TAGATGACCGGGTAGAAGGTCTTATCGTGTTTTCTTCCCTCAAGAATATCCTTGGCCTTCTGATGTTGCTCATAGCAGATCGAATGCTGGTCGGTGCCCGCGGTGGTGATCAAAAAGAACAGCGGTTGGGCACGCGCATCACCCGAGCCCTTGGTCATCACGTCAAAGAGCTTTCTATTCGGTTGGGTGTGCAGTTCATCGAAGACCACCCCGTGGATATTGAATCCGTGCTTGGAGTAGGCTTCGGCGCTCAGCACCTGATAGAAGCTGTTGGTCGGCAGGTACACGATACGCTTGGTGGCCGCCAGGATCTTCACGCGCCGGTTCAGCGATGGACACATGCGCACCATGTCCGCTGCCACTTCGAATACGATCGAGGCCTGCTGCCGGTCGGCTGCGCATCCATAGACTTCAGCGCGTTCCTCGAAGTCTCCACAGGTCAGCAGCAGTGCCACCGCGGCGGCGAGCTCGCTCTTGCCATTCTTCTTGGGAATCTCGATGTAGGCGGTGTTGAATTGCCGATATCCGTCGGTCTTGACGATACCGAACAGGTCGCGGATGATCTGCTCCTGCCAAGGAAGCAGCAGGAAGGGCTTTCCCGCCCACACTCCCTTGGTATGATTCAGGCACTGGATGAAGGCCACCGCATGGTCGGCCAGGGTCTTGTCGTAGGTCGAATCCTTGGCCATGAATGCAGTGGGTTGGTATTTCTTCAGTTGTTTCATGGCATTCCTATGTATACGAAAAGAAGACCCCGGAGGGTCTTCACTAAGGCGTTCAAGCGGCTTGTGTCAGCCTTCGCCGGTGAGGATGAAGTGGGTGTATTCTGTACTGTGATCTTCGCTCAGGTAGTGTACCAGGTCAGCAAGACCCATGCGCATGGCGATCCACTTCACCGTAGGGATATCGAACATGTTCGTCAGGCCGCTCTCACGTACTTGAAGAATCTGCTGTTTGATCTTCTCAGTCATCAAGTACCTCCATCATGTGTATTACCGCCTGCTTGAGGATTGCTTCATCAAAACCACAGTCGCGGTAGCCGTGTAGGATGGTCGCGTAGTAGTACGCATCCGGCATCGCCAGCGGAGGGCCTTCGTTCATGACATAGGCCATCGCCACCAGTTCATCCCCATCCAGATTCACCATCAGGCGCTTCTTGCGATACAGGTGTGGATGCCCCTCGTAGCGGTCCAGTGCCTTCTCACATTTTTCGGTGATCTGCCAGAGCAGCACCGGTACGCTTGCTCCCCGTTTCATCTCGATAGTGGCCACGCCACTATGTCGGCCCCCTCTGAATACAAGGTGGTAATCGTACAGTATCGTTGTTCCGATGACCGCTGCATCGGGGCATCGCTCTCCCATCTGTTCGAGATTCAGATTGCTTCCATAAGCCAGATAGACTTTCTTCATCGTTGTTACACTCCTTCACTTGGTCTTCTACCACCTGAAAGGGCGGTTGTCCCGCCCTCAACTTGCAGATCCGTCGCCCCTTCAGGCGGCAACCCGCCGTCTCCATGCCGCTGATCCGCTAAGGCGCTTAGTCAGGTGCTCGCGGCAGGAGCGGAACTCGTCGCCGATGAAGCCGATGCGGTTGAGGTATGTGCGCATTGCAAACTTCTCGTTCTCGGCTTGGGGCTTCTTGGTGCTTGCCGAGCTCTGCGTGAGCGCCTGGGTGTTCAGCGCAAGGGCGAGGACGATGTAGCTTCTGACCTCTCCGGCATGGAGGGTGCTGTTGAAACCGCGTAGCTCGACGGTTTTGTGGCCGTGGAAGAAGGAGTGCAGGTTCAAGAAATGGTAGCGGCTTTCGTGGTAGTGAGCATCCCGGTTTCCCCGGTAGCCTTCGTACCAGATGCTCTCGATCTTGGCGAAGGTGGTCGGCTTTTTGCGGTTCATGGTAACCACCAGGTGCTCGTCCATCTTCTTGCAGTACCGTGCCCGTGAAGCCTCTATGCCGAGGGCCTTGTAGAACAGGTCGTTTCGGGCGTAGATGATGTTCACGAAGTTTCTGATCGAGCGCGGTGTGTGGTCCTGTCCATCAAGGTGGATGTGGATGCCACACGAGTTGTTGGTGAAGGCTCCGGCCTTTCTCAGTGCCCTGATGACCTCCTGTAGGTTCTCGATGTCAGCTTCGTAGGTGAGGATCGGGCTGACCAGCTCGACGCTGTATAGGCGTGATGCGCTCTGTTTGATCCCTCGCGTCTTGGTTTCGCATCGAATGGATCCATCGTAGGTGAACTTCCACTTCCTTCCGTCGAAGGTCTTCAGTTCGTAGGTGTCGTAGTAGGAGCCACCGTAGAGGAGCTCGCCACCGAGGACCGTCTGGGCAGCCAGTGCTGCATCCTTGCGGGTGATACCTGTCATCTCGATCTCGATTCCGAACCGTGTTGTCTTTTCCATGCCGTCTACCTCTCTTTGGTGTGTTTTTCTTCGTACTGTAGTAATCACTCAAAGAGAGATATATAGCAAGTGTATATATGCAAATAAGATACACTATTTTGTAGGTATTTCTTCGTCCAGTTTTTTCACCATATCGACCCCCGGAACCACTCCCAGCGTCGAGCCGGTTTCCCACGCAATGTGAACGGTTCCGATGTCATCCACGTGGACCACCGTCCCTTTGGTACCCGCCGGTGGTGCGTACTCGTCATCCATGTTCACGAGCTCGACGGTACACCCGCTTGGGTATTGCTTCCTGAGGACCTTGACTCGTTTTTGATTCATCTCATCCATATGTATCCTCCGTGTCAGTGAGCATTGATCGCTCAGCTTTGCATGAATAGCAAGTCCTATGATTCAGGGTTTCGCCAAAGCATCCAGGATGAGTCGTATCTGGCGCAGGTATTGGTCATAGTGGTGGGCAAACAGTGGTAGAGTGTTCTCCCCGTAGTCCAGAAGCGCGTCCGCATCCGCCTCACTGATACCGTAGAGGCCGTCGGTATATGACCAGCTCAGCGCCGGGAAGTCTGGAAGCACCGGAGCTTCGGGAGCCATCGACACCAGGACCTGGCGATACGGTTCACTCGTTTCTACCGTTGGTACGCTCGTGCAGCCGGTTGAGACGATCAAGACGGCTACCAACATCACCGCGCTGGGGAGGTTCGATCTTCTCGGGTGGCTGTTCTTGTTCGATGGTGGTGATCTTCTGCTGCACTTCATGGATATTCTCCAGTTCCTTTTCTTTGCGTATCGCCGTATCCTGGGCTTTTTGTACGTCCTTTTTTAGATCCTTGGTCTTGCGGGATTGCCATCGGGTGATCCCCAGCAACCCCAGGATGATGAGGATCAACAGCTGGAAGATGTCATGCATCGGCTTTCCCCCGTATAAACCGTTTTACCAGTGGTTTCCAGAACGCCATGCACGCAGGGAGCTGCAGCAGGTAGATCGCCACCGTGTACAGCACCACCAGGTAGGGTGTGGGGTTCAAATCACCAGCCGGAGTGGATGCTGGAGCGACCCGGTAGGTCACGTACGCGAGGACAGTCGAGCAGGCGAGGGCGATCAGTTTGATCTCGTTCTCGCTTGCCCTGTCACGGCGAAGGCTTTTCTTGTACAGCTCCATCACCAAGCCCAGAAACGCGGCGAAGGCGAGCAATATGGCACTCAGTGTCATCCCTGTTCTCCTTTGCTACCGAGCAGCGATAGAAAGTAATCATCCATCTTCTTCTCCTGCTCCTCGCTCTCCCCATTGATCTCATGGGTCCTCAGTGATTTGAAGATGACCTTGTCGTTCTCCAAGGCCATGACCAGTCCCATCTGGATCTTGGTGATGGTGGTCTTGATCTCCTTGAGGTCCTTCGCGTACCCCAGGCGGTCGTCGCTTCGTTTTGCCATGCGGTTGAGCAGCCACAACACGATGCCTCCCGATCCGAACAGGCACACCGAGATCGTGGCGATTAGAGTAATCTCATCCATCGGTGACCTCCTGGGAGACAATCTCATTGTAGGTGTAATCCAATCCGTCGCGCTGCACGGTGACATTGGCGGAGGATCCGACAAGCTCGATGTAGCGCCTCACGATCACGTCGCAGTACTTTTCATCCAGCTCTATGGTGGCGCAGCTGCGTTCGGTCTGCTCGCAGGCGACCAACGTGCTGCCGCTGCCGCCGAACGGGTCGAGCACCAGAGCACCGCTCATCGACGAGTTCATGATCGGATACGCGATCAGGGCCACCGGTTTCATCGTAGGATGATCAGTGTTCTTCTTGGGCTTGTCGAATTCCCAGATGGTCGACTCCTTGCGTCCGGTGTACCACAGGTGCTTGCCCTTCTTCTTCCATCCGAAGAGCACC